GAAATCTCCACTCTCCCTGGCGGACAAAACCTGGGTGAAATCACTGATATTGAATATTTTAAAAAGAAACTCTACAAGTCGCTTAATGTTCCTATCTCCAGAATTGAAGGAGATGGTGGGTTTAACCTGGGGAGATCTTCTGAAATCCTGAGAGATGAAGTCAAGTTTAGTAAGTTTGTTGGACGTTTGAGAAAGAGATTCTCACGCATGTTCCACGATATGTTGAGAACCCAACTTCTTCTTAAGAACATCATCACCCCCGAAGATTGGGACATCATGGGTGAGTTCATTCAATATGACTTCCTGTATGACAATCACTTCGCTGAACTGAAAGAAGCGGAGTTGATAAATGAAAGACTTACTCTTGCTCAGGCAGCAGAACCTTACGTTGGTAAGTATTATTCTCAAGATTACTTGAGAAGAAAGGTTCTCCGTCAGACTGATCAAGAGATCTTGGAGCAGGATGAACTTATTGAAAAGGAAATAAAGGCAGGTATTATTCCTGATCCTGCAACTATTGACCCAGAAACGGGTCAACCTTTCCAACCCGAAGCGAATGATGATTTAGGGAAACCAGTCATGGAACCAGAAACAGATGGTTCAGCAACTGAAGCACCTGAACTACCCAAGGGTGGGGAGATATAAATAAAACATAGTAGGTATTGACTATTCACATGGATGAGCTTATGGATATGATGATATCCGATGAATCTCCGTCGCAGATCAGCGACAAGATCAAGGATATTCTTTTTGCTAAGTCTGCTGAGAGGATCGATGCATATCGTCCTTCAATAGCAAATGCAGTTTTTGACGGTGAAGACATTGAAATAGATGACGAAGAGGAAACTCTGGAAGTCACCGATGAGTTAGAAACCGAAGACGAAACCGAAGAGGAGTCTGAATAATGGCACATCGTACAGTTGGTGCTGGTCAAAGTGTAGCAGTTGCAGGATCTGGTGGTGCCAGTGGTGCGATCACTGTTAAGTCGAATAATATTCGTATTAACGCAAGAGGTGTAAATGCTCACGTAGCAATCGGCACTGGAACAACTTGTACCCAAACTGAATATTATATTGCGGATGGTTCATCTGCTACTTTAGCACTTACTAAAGCATCGCAAAAGGTCATTAGTATTGAGTCTTTAGCAGGTGGCAAGACACGCATTACCTGTCCTGAGGGAACTCAAATGCCTTTTGCCGTTGGCAACTGTGTGTCTCTTGAAGTTGGAACAGCAGACAGTAACTGGGCGACAGTTATTACTCATGTTGGAGTTGACTCTGTTGATCAAACTGCTAGTTTCGACGGGTTCCATCAAACAAGACTCGTAGTTTCTGCTGACACAAGTGGAATTTCTACAGATTTTTCTGACAGAGATGCTACTTTATTCAACTCAGTTAAAGTGGCATCAGTCACAACTGGAGATGCTGGATCACTCTTCGTTCAACAAGTACAAATCACCGGACAAGCCTGATGAAACTTATCAGAGAGGAAATCGAATCCGTCGAATTCATTGTCGAATCAAAAGGCGGTAAAAAACAACTTTATATTGAGGGAGTATTCCTTCAGGGAAACATCAAAAACCGTAACGGTAGAATGTATCCCATGGAAACACTTCGTCGTGAAGTTGGAAGATACAACGAAAACCATGTTCAAGCAGGTAGAGCACTTGGCGAACTTGGACATCCTGATGGTCCTACCGTCAACTTAGATCGTGTATCTCACAAGATTGTTTCTCTGAAAGAGTCTGGTTCTAACTTTATCGGTAAAGCAAAGATCCTGAACACTCCTATGGGTAAGATTGCAGGATCTCTCATTGATGAAGGCGTCAAACTTGGAGTCTCATCTAGAGGTATTGGTTCTTTGAAAATGACACGCGAAGGTGTCAATGTTGTCGGTGACGACTTTATGTTAGCAACTGCTGCTGACATCGTTGCTGATCCCTCTGCTCCTGATGCATTCGTTGAAGGAATCATGGAAGGAAAAGACTGGGTATGGGATGGTGGCATTCTTCGTGAGAAGTTTGCAGAAAAAACATACAAGCAGATTAACACTCTTGCAACACAAAAACAACTTGATGAGAAGAAGTTGAATTTATTCAACGATTTCCTTAATAGTATCTGAATAGGTATTAAATCTTTTAATTTATAAATAAATATAGTTTTTAAAAAAACGGATACGGAGCTGTTCAAATGTCTCGTGGTAACGAATTACAAGAAATGGAAGTAAAGACACAGCAGTCCAAAACTGCTGCTAACGCTAACGCCAAACCTGGTGATCCTATGCCCTCTTTGTCTGGAACAACTCCTGGACAGTCGGGTTCTTACGAAGATCTCGGTGGTCCCACCCCTGAGAACTACAAAGCTGATGATGATTCTGCCAAGTTAAAAACACCTGGTAAGACTCTTAAGCAAGTCAGAGATGTAGTAAATGCTAAGGCAAAGCCTGCAGAGGCTGCCCCTGGTGGCATGAAGGAAGAAGAAGTTCAAGTAGAGGAACCAGTGATCGAAGAAGAAGAGACAACCACTGACGAGGTAGTCGCTGAGGAAGAGACTACTGAAGAAGTAGTTGCTGAGTATGACATGGAAGAGGATGTCAATGCTCTTCTCGGTGGCGAAGAACTCTCCGAAGATTTTAAAGCAAAAGCAAAAACTATCTTTGAGGCAGCAATCAACTCTAAGGTTGCCGCTATCAAAGAAGAAATCGAAGCACAGTACGCTGCCAAACTTTCTGAAGAAGTTGAAGCAGCGAAAGAGTCACTCGCTGAGCGTGTTGATTCTTATCTTGAGTATGTCTCTGACGAGTGGTTTGAAGAAAACGCACTCGCCATTGAGGCAGGTCTCAAGACTGAAATGACCGAATCATTCCTTGAAGGAATGAAGGGTCTTTTTGAAGAACATTATGTAACTATCCCTGAAGAAAAATATGATGTGCTTGAGAGCATGGTAGAAAAACTTGATGATATGGAGACAAAACTCAACGAGCAAATCGAGAAAAATATTGCTCTGAATGGCAGACTCAGTGAGTCTGTTGCAGACGGTATCCTTGATGAAGTTTCTGAAGGACTCGCGTCCACTCAGAAAGAGAAGCTCGCTTCACTTGCTGAAAGTGTAGAGTTTGAAAGTGAAGAAGAATATCGTGAAAAGCTGGAGACTCTGAAGGAGTCATACTTCTCCAGAACGACTGCTCCTGCTGCTAAAACAGAAACCCTTTCTGAGGGAGAAACTCATGATCATCAGCAATATTCTGATACCATGAGTGCATATCTCAGATCCCTGGGAACTTTTAGCAAATAATCTGATTACATAACAAACAAACACTAACTTTAGGTAACCCGCAATGTTCCAATCCGAACAGTTGCAGGAAAAGTGGAAGCCCCTTCTCGAATACGAAGGTCTTGAGTCTATCAAGGACCCCCATAGAAAGGCTGTAACCGCTGTCCTGCTCGAAAACCAGGAAAAATTCATGAAGGAGTCCTCCTCCTTCGAGACAGGTGGATCCCTCCTCAGTGAGGCTGCTCCTACCAACTCTGTCTCCAATGGTGGAGTTTCTAACTTCGACCCCGTTCTGATCTCCTTGATCAGACGCTCCATGCCTAACCTGATCGCTTACGATCTGGCTGGCGTTCAACCCATGAGTGGACCTACTGGACTCATCTTCGCGATGCGCTCCCGTTACAAGTCCATGTCTGGAACCGAGGCATTCTACGACGAGCCCGATTCCGCATTCTCCGGTCAGAACTTCACCCGTAACCTTACGGCTGGAATGACCGACACCGCTGCTGGTATGGGTACTACTTCCCAGTCTGGCAACAACCCTGCTGCACTCAACCCCGTATCATCTGCATCCTCCTTCGGATATGATGTAGGTCAGGGTATGACCACAGCAAACGCTGAAGCACTCGGAGATGCCGATGCTAATGCGTTCAACCAGATGGCATTCTCTATCGAGAAAGTCACTGTAACCGCTAAGTCCAGAGCACTCAAAGCTGAGTACTCCTTGGAACTGGCACAAGACTTGAAAGCAATCCACGGTCTGAACGCCGAGGCTGAACTCGCAAATATTCTCTCCACTGAGATTCTTGCTGAGATCAACCGCGAAGTTATCAGAACCATCTATAAGGTTGCTGAACAGGGTGCTGCACAAAACGTCGCCCAGTCTGGTGTATTTGACCTTGACATCGACTCCAACGGACGCTGGAGTGTTGAGAAGTTCAAGGGTCTGCTCTTCCAGATCGAAAGAGACGCAAACGCTATCGCACAAAGAACTCGTAGAGGAAAGGGCAATACAATCCTTTGCTCTGCTGACGTTGCTTCTGCACTCACCATGGCTGGTGTACTCGACTACACCCCTGCTCTGAATGCAAACCTGACCGTTGACGACACCGGTAACACCTTCGCTGGTGTTCTGCAAGGTAAGTATCGTGTATACATCGATCCTTATTCTGCTAACCTGACTTCCGCCAACGCAACTCCTGGCAACCAGTACTACGTTGTAGGTTATAAGGGTACTTCCCCCTATGACGCTGGTCTGTTCTATTGCCCATACGTTCCCCTTCAGATGGTTCGCGCCGTTGGAGAGGACACCTTCCAACCCAAGATTGGCTTCAAGACTCGCTACGGTATCGTTGCGAACCCCTTCGCTGAAGGCACCGAAGCACAACTCGGCAAACTTAACATCAATGCAAACCGTTACTACAGACGTGTTGCAGTTAAGAACCTTATGTGATATACTTTCACTACGTGTGAAGGAAGTGCAAGAGGGTCTTCGGACCCTCTTTTTTTATCTAAATACTTAGAAAAGGATAATGTCATACGGCAACCCATTTGAGAATCAGTTGAGCAATAGGAACTTCCTATCACCAACTGGTTTTAAGTTCACACTAAAAAGAGCACCTAAAGTTGCTTTCTTTGGTAACGCAGCGAATATTCCTGCTATCTCAATGGGGACTGCGATACAACCAACTTATCTGAAGGACATCGATGTTCCTGGAGATAAGGTTCAGTTTGAAGACTTCACGTTTCGTTTTCTGGTTGATGAAAACCTTGAGAACTACATGGAGATATACAACTGGATAAGAGGACTAGGATATCCTGAGAGTTTATCAGAAATATATGACTGGCAACAGAATACCGAAAACTTTACTCAACCAAGAAACTCTGAGTTAAACCTATTTTCCGATGCTACACTACAGATACTTACAAGTAAGGAGAACCCAAACTTCAAGGTGATGTTTCAAGATATGTTCCCTACTGAGTTGTCAACTCTTAACTTTGATGCCACCAGTGAGGACATACAATACTTTACAGCAGATGTCACTTTCAAGTATACTATCTACAATATAACTGACATGTCCGGCAACAAACTATGAGTCTTGATCTTGAAGCAATTCAAGAGATGTGGAAAAAAGACGCTGAAATAGACAGGGACAACTTACATGAAGAGTCTTTGAAAATCCCATCTCTACATGCAAAATACTTTGAACTTTATAATACCATATTTCTTCTAAGGAAGAAAGCAGAACAACAGAGAAAAAATATTCGTCACGAAAGATACGAATACTTTAGCGGTAAAGCTGACCCTGAAGTGTATGTGGAAAACCCTTTCCCTAAAAAAGTCCGTGATAAAGATACGATGCAAAAATATCTTGACGCTGATGAAAAGTTATCAGGAGTATCTCTAAAAATTGATTACTATGATACAATGCTCGTCTATATTGAGAGTATACTTAAAGTAGTTCAAAACAGAACTTATCAAATTAAAAACGCGATAGAGTTCATGAGATTCAATGCAGGTCTAGGATAATGAACGAAGACTGGATTTATGAAAATGAGGACTTTGATCCAAAGGGAACTTACATTGAGTTGCAGTTTGGTCCTGAGGATCTTTACCTAATTTATAAATCAGTTTCTGTTCATTTAGACAAATGGGCTGGTGGTCATCCTTCAGAACAGGAAAGACTTTTTTATCTTAAAAACTTTTTATACAGAATTGTGCTTGAATACAAGTTCAATGAGGAGTGATAAATATTCGCAGATAATGATTTATCGTGAATACAACAGACCTCGTTATATCAAAATCAAACGAAGTATTTCTTAAGATAAACACGGAACCTCATATCGAGTATGAGTTAAGAGATCACTTCAAGTTTGAAGTTCCAAATGCTAAGTTTATGCCACAATATCGTGGTAGAAATTGGAATGGAGAAATACATCTATATGACATGCGTTCCAAACAGATCTACGTTGGTCTGTTAGACAAGATAGTAAGTTTTTGTAAGAACTACGGATATACCTTTTCTTTCGAGGATAATAAGTTTTACGGACAACCCTTTGAAATAAATGATGAAATATCATTAGAGGGTGTTAAGGGTTTTATGCATTCTATATGCTCTCACAAACCACGTCAATATCAAATTGAGGGAGTATACGATGCTTTAAAGCATAACAGAAAACTATTGATAAGCCCCACTGCGAGCGGCAAATCTCTGATGATTTATTCATTAGTGAGGTATTATGTAGACAGAGGGCAAAAAATCCTTCTAGTCGTTCCAACGACATCTCTTGTAGAGCAGATGTACAAGGATTTTGAAGATTATGGTTGGGACGCTGAGTCATATTGTCACAAAATTTATAGTGGCAGGGAGAAGAACACTGATGCTCCTGTAACTATTACCACTTGGCAATCTATCTATAAGTTGGAAAGAAGTTGGTTTGAAGACTATAACGTAGTCATTGGTGATGAGGCGCATCTCTTCAAGAGTAAGTCTCTAATATCCATCATGACTAAACTTCATCATGCAAAATACCGGTTTGGTTTTACTGGAACTTTAGACGGCACACAGACGCATAAGTGGGTCTTAGAGGGAGTCTTTGGACCATCATACAAGGTGACTAGAACTGATGAGTTAATGAAACAAGGTCATCTGTCACAGTTAGATATTCAGTGCCTTGTACTCAAACATAAACCACAAACATTTGAAACTTATAATGATGAGATAGAATATCTTATTTCACATGAACAAAGAAACAAGTTCATACAAAACTTGACATTAGATCTTAAAGGGAACACTCTTGTTCTTTTTGCAAGAGTCGAAGCACATGGAGCAGTGCTCTACGATCAGATAAATAAAAACAAGCGTGATAACCGTAAGGTATTTTTTGTACATGGTGGTGTAGACGCAGAAGAAAGGGAGGTAGTAAGAGAGATCACAGAAAGAGAAAACAATGCCGTCATTGTCGCATCTTATGGAACTTTTTCTACTGGTATCAACATTAAAAACCTCCATAATGTTATCTTTGCCTCTCCAAGTAAGTCCAGAATCCGCAATCTTCAAAGTATTGGACGAGTTCTTAGAAAAGGAAAGGACAAAG